TGGGGATTATGTGTTTCGGACTTGAGACAATTTGTAAGAACTAAAGATGCAGAATAAGAGATTAGAAAATACAAAACGATTAGAAGTATTGTATAAAGAATCTCACAAATGGCTATTAGCAGCTACATTCAATATTGTAAAGGATAAAGATGTAGCAGAAGATTTAGTAGGAGAACTTTATGTTTACTTAGGAGAAAGAGTTAATCCTGCTTTATGGTGGGGACAATCATTTAATGTAATGTATTGTTACTCATTTCTTAAAAGTAGATTCCTAAACAAAGTAAAGAGAGATAAGAAGATTCAATACCAAGCCAATACGGAATCGGACACACCTGATAATGAATACGATATAGATTCAGATGAGAAGATAGATACAGCATACAATCAGGTAATAGAAGAACTAAAGAATATGGAAAGAACTAAACTATGGCCAGCATCTAAATTAGCACAACTATATTTCTTTGATGATAAGATGACATTAGAAAAGTTATCAGCAGAGATTAAGATATGTAAATCAACCTCCTTCACACAAATCAAAAGAGCTAAGAAGCATTTAAGGGAAACAATAGAAAATCCTTTTAAATGAAATCAGTAATACAAATTGGTAAGAGGAATGGATGGGATAATGCATACATAGATTTGGAAATAAAGAAACCATCATCAGGCGATAAAGCAAGTGGTATTAAGTACTCACAATTTAATGCAGAGTTATGTGAGGAGATTATAAAGCAATGGAGTAATGAAGGAGATATTATTGTAGACCCATTTGCAGGTTGGGGAACTAGAGCAGTAGTAACTGAAACATTAGGTAGAAGATATGAAGGTTATGAGATATCACCTAACACATACAATAGAATTACACAACACATAGAGGGATTAGGATTAACACCTAAGATTATATTAGGCGATGGAGTGGTAATGGAAGGGACACCAAATGATTACGGCAATATGATACTAACATGTCCACCATATCACAAATTAGAATACTATGAAATAACTCCTAAACAATTGACAGCCATACCAAAGTATAAGGATTTCATTATCAAAATAGATGAGTGTATCCAAAATTGTTGGAGAGTATTAAAAGAAGATGGATACGCATGTTGGGTGGTTGGTGATTTTAGAAGTGAACATAGATGGGGTGGATTTGTAAACTATCATGGAGATGTTATTAGTGGATTTAAGAAAGCTGGATTTAAACATTGGGATACAATCATATTACATAACCCATCACCATTAACACCAATCGTAGAGAGTAACTCTGCTAAATGGAAATACTCAGCTAAAGTGCATGAGTACCTGTTAGTATTTAAGAAGGTATTGTAAAATAGGTTACTACCTAATTTTAAGGTGGCATCCTGATACGTTCACTACAAAGGTGAGGTATTGTGTTAGATTATATAAATAACGATAAATAACGAAACTATGGCTAAGTTTGAAGCTGGTAACAAAATGAGTAAGGGAAGACCGAAAGGAGCAGTGAATCGTTCTACGGAGATGGTTAAGCTTTCAATAGCAAGAGCAGTGGATAATACCCTATCTACCTTATCAAAAGATTTGGAGGAGATTAAGAAGAAAGACCCACAAGCAGCATTAGAATTAGCATTTAAGCTATTAGAATATACAATACCTAAGTTGAGTAGAAGTGAAATTAAAGCAGAGGTGAATCAAAGGATAGAGCAGATTACTGTAAATGTAACTCAAAAGATAATAGATGAATCTGGAAATTAATACAACCATCACTTATACCAATCAGGATAACTCACCAACAAGAGTGACACATCATATTGGAGGAACTCGTAGTGGTAAGACATACGCATTACTTCAATGGTGTATCGTTAAAGCGCTTGAAAAGAAAGAGATAATAACAATAGTAAGAAAAACAATACCATCGCTTAAAAGGACTGTAATGAAGGATTTTAAGGATGTTATGCAATTGTTAGATATATGGAATGAAAATGATTTTAATATATCAGATAGAATATATACGTTCTATAATGATTCAATAATACAATTCATATCAACCGATGATGCTGAAAAGTTAAGAGGATTAAAGAGTACTATCTTATGGCTAGAGGAAGCACAGGAAATTGATAGTGAATCTTATTTTCAATTACAAATTCGTACAACAGGCCCAATCATATTAAGTTATAACCCTACTGTATCACCATACCATTGGATAAGAACTATGAGTGATTGTAGCAGATACTTCACTACTTTTAAGAACAATCCCTATTTAGATACCACAGTTAAAAAAGCAATTGAGGAGTTAAAGCATACTAATCAAAAAGCATGGAAGGTTTATGGTTTAGGAGAATGGGTAGGTAATGAGAAAGCTATATTTGAATTTGCTCAATGTGAATGGTTGCCGGATGATGCAGAGTTTGTAGCATTTGGTTTGGACTTTGGATATAGCTCAGACCCTACTGCATTGGCTAGCATTTGGAAATACAATAACGAGCTATACATTATAGAGCATTGTTATGAAAGAGGAATGGTGACAAACGATATAGTGACTATGTTGAAAGGAGTAGTGAAAGGTAGAGAGGAGATATGGGCTGATAGTGCAGAACCAAGACTAATAGAAGAATTATATAGAGAGGGATTTAATATAAAGCCTGTAATCAAAGGAAAGGATAGTATTAACTTTGGTATTCAGGTAATGCAGAACTATAAGATAAACATACCTAAGACATGTCAGAATCTAATCAATGAGTTCTATTCGTATGAGTGGAGTAGTGATAGATTCGGTAAACAATTAGATAGACCAATAGATTTTAATAATCACTTAATAGATGCAGCTCGTTACGCTTCAATGATGAAATTAAGTAATAAAGCAACAGCTGCCGGCAAATATGTAATTAGCGTAAGATAAAACAAATATAATATGGAAAACGAAGTAGATTTAAACAACCTAACACAACAGGACTTTATGGAAATGGCTACCTATGTGGCTATGAGTGAGAAAAAGAACGTAGAGTTATTAGAAGAATTGAGAAAGACTAAGGCTTATTTAACTGCTACAATTCAACAAAGGAATTCAGCAGAAGCTAGAGTACAAGCACTATTAGCAGAAAAGAGTGTTAATACAATTCCTATTACTGAAACAATAGTAATGAATATGGATTTAATAAACCCAGAACAATGGGCAGTACCTAATGGTAAAGTAATTACAACACCAAAATCAAATAAGATATAATGAAGCAAGAAATTAAAATAGAAGTACCTACTAAATGGAGTGCAGTAACTCTAAACAAATATTTAGCTTTAAGAAAAGATTTGGAAACGTATAATGGTGAAGAAGAAGCTATAACTGCTTGTTTGTTTCATCACTTATGCAATTTTCCATTAGAGTATATACAGCAATTGAATATAGATACATACATTGCTATTAGACAAGATTTAATTAATTTCTTTAACAATGTAGATTTACCTCTACAAAAGTTTATTACAATAGATGGAGTAGAATATGGGTTTGAGCCTGATTTAAGTAGAATGGCGTATGGTGCTTATGTGGATATCAGCAAGTACGAAACGTTTGAGATAAATGAGAAGTGGGCTGAGATAATGAGTATTCTTTATAGACCTTTAATTAAAACAACAGGCAAGCTATACGATATTAAAGCATACGATGGTACAATAGATGGTGAGAAGTTTATGAATGTCAGTATGGATATTCACTTTGGTACACTTTTTTTTTTGAAAACTTTATTAAAGGACTTGCTGAAAGATACCCAGAAGTCTTTGACGGGATTGACGGGTCTACCTCAGACCATCAAATCCGTTTTGGAAAGAAATGGAAATCTTATTCAAGCCTTGTCCAACTCTCACAAAACGATATAACACGCTTTGAGCAAATAAGTAAAGAACCTTTGGAAAAATGTCTTTTAATGTTAGCATATCAGGCGGATGTAGCATACTTGGAAGAGCTAATGTATAAGGAAGCAGTTAAGAGAGGAAAGTAGATTCATAACTTTTATTCCTTTAGTTGTTAAATCTAAAAGAAATCAGATGAAACTGAGAACTGTAGCTACTCCGAAACAAAAACCACAGCCAACACAATCGTTAAGCTCCCCAAGAAAGGGAAATAGAACGGGTTGTTTATGTAGAAATAAGAACACTTATTCTCAAAAATGTTGTGATAAGACTATGGGAGCACAGGGAATCGGTTTAATCTATCCACCAGCAAAATCAATATAATGGGAACTCCGGCATATAGACAGAATCAAAGGAAGAATCAGGGTATTTATTTAGGACCTACTAGAGGTAGAGCAGTCCCTCACACTAAGCGTAGAGCTTGTTTGTGTGATGATTCAGACACTTATTCTATGGATTGCTGTGATGGTGCATTAATAGGACAATCTATTGGTAATACTCAACAAGCTACTAAGCAGTTGGGAGCATTTAGTAATGGGTTCTCTAATGGATTTGATATTGGAAATATATAAAACAAAGATATAAAGTATGTCTAACTTAAATAAACAGCAATTAGAAGCGCAAAACCAAAGTAGCTTTCCTAATAATAATTTTGGATACATTACACCAGCCTTACTAAGAGGATTCAATACTGATATGATTGATTCATTAGTTGATGAAGTACAATATAATATTGATTCAGCATCAGTTAGTTCTTCAATCTCAATGTTAGAAGCACAGGTAGATTCATTAGTATTATCTGGTAGTGGTGTTGTAATATTAGATGAAGGTATATCGCAAGGTGCAGCTACTTCATTAAACTTTGTTGGACCTACAATTCAAGTAAGTGTAACTGGTTCAGTAGCTAACATATATGCTAACACATCTGGATTAGCAACAACGGGTTCAAACGTATTTTCAGGCTCACAATATATTACGGGTAGTAGTGGAATTACAGGTTCTTTTTCTATTCAAGGTGATTTAATAATAAACGGAACATCTTATAACGCAGCAACAAGCGGAACATCAGGTACAAGTGGGACTAGTGGTACTTCAGGTACAAATGGTTCGCAAGGTGTGAGTGGAACAGCAGGTTCATCAGGAACTTCTGGCACAAGCGGCACCTCAGGAACTTCTGGCACAAGCGGCACCTCAGGAACTTCAGGTACTTCTGGTACATCAGGTTCTTCTGGAACTAGCGGTAGTAGTGGTACAAGCGGCACTTCAGGTACAAATGGAACTGGAGGTAGCTCAGGAACAAGCGGTACTGATGGAACTGCTGGTAGTGGAGGTTCAAGCGGAACTAGTGGAACATCAGGTACTTCTGGTACTTCAGGAACTAATGGTACTGCAGGTAGTGGAGGTAGTTCGGGTACAAGCGGTACGAGTGGCACAAGCGGAACTTCGGGTTCGTCTGGAACTAGTGGTACATCGGGTACAAATGGTACTGCTGGTAGTGGAGGTACTTCTGGTACAAGCGGAGTTAATGGTTCATCGGGAAGTAGTGGTACATCAGGTACCTCTGGTTCTTCAGGAACATCGGGTACAAGCGGCTCAAGTGGGACAAGTGGAGTAAATGGTAGTGATGGAACAAGCGGTACTTCAGGCACCTCAGGAACATCAGGAATAAATGGTAGTAATGGTACATCAGGAACTTCAGGCACATCCGGTACAAGTGGTGTGAATGGAAGTGATGGTACATCAGGAACTTCTGGTACATCAGGTGTAAGTGGTAGTAATGGAACTTCAGGAACATCTGGTACAAGCGGTGTTGATGGACAATCTAATACATTCTTTGATTATAAAGCAAATACAAATGATACATCAGGTAACCCTGGTAACACAAGTATCTTATGGAATAATGCAGCACAAGCATCAGCAACACAAATAAATGTATCTCACTTAACAAAAGATGGATACGATGTTGATGTATTCTTAGGCTTGATACCATCTGGTTCATTAGTAATCATACAAGATATAAACAATTCAGCTAATGCCCAAAGATGGACATTTGGTACTGGTACTGAAGTAGCTCCTAATTCATATTGGACATTCCCAGCTACATACGTTAGTGGAACATATTCATTTTCAAATAATGAAGAATTAATCCTTATAGTAGCACAAACACCTTCAGGCACTTCTGGTACTTCAGGTGTGAATGGTACTTCAGGTTCTTCGGGAAGTAGTGGTACAAGCGGAACAAGTGGGACTAGTGGAGTAAGTGGTAGTTCGGGTTCAAGCGGAACGTCTGGTACTTCCGGAATAAACGGAGGAGATGGCTCTAATGGTACTTCAGGCACTTCAGGCACTTCAGGCACTTCAGGAACATCAGGAACTTCTGGTGTTAATGGAAGTAGTGGCACTTCGGGTACAAGCGGAACAAGCGGCACTTCTGGGATAAACGGAAGTGATGGAACTTCTGGTACAAGCGGAACAAGCGGTACTTCTGGAGTTAATGGAGGAGACGGTAGTAGTGGTACTTCAGGCACATCTGGGACTAGTGGTACTTCAGGAATAAATGGTGTAGCAGGAAGTAGTGGTACATCTGGTACTTCTGGGACTAGTGGAACAAGCGGTACTTCAGGTATTAATGGTGGTGACGGTAGTAGTGGCACATCAGGTACTTCTGGAACATCAGGAATAAATGGTGTAGCTGGTAGTAGTGGTACTTCGGGTACTTCTGGTATTGGTACAAATGGCACTTCAGGTACATCAGGTCAAACTGCATTAGCATTCCCTTATACTGGTTCAGCACAAATCACAGGCTCTTTAGGAGTAACTGGTTCAATCAATCAATCAATTGGAATTTATAGCGGTAGCTTAATTTCAAATATATACGATACATACACAAATGTACCGGCTGTAACAAATATTGTAACATTATCATCAGCATCATACGCAGCATTAGGAACTAAAGACCCTAATACATTATATGTTATGAGTGGTAGTGCAGCTATATCTTCTACATCAGGTACTTCTGGTACTTCTGGTACTTCTGGTGCACAAGGTGCACAAGGTTCAACTGGAGCTGCAGGTACTTCTGGTACAAGCGGTGTTAATGGAAGTTCTGGAGCAGGATTCCCTTTTAGTGGCTCAGCTGAAATAACTGGTTCATTAATTGTGACAGGTAGTGCTAGAACAACATATATTTCA